AGGTTTGGTAAATGCTGCCGGCGCGCCCCCGGGTCCGAGGTGATCTACACCGGGGGTTACACCAACGACCAGATCGGTGCGCTCCACAGCTCCGCATTGGATATGGGCGCCACTGGCGAGATCTTGGAGACCGATTTCTCTCGCCTTGACGGTCGCGTTCACCATTTCGCGTTGGCGCTTCTCGAGTGGCTTTACTTGCGCTTGGGCGTCCCTCGCTTCATCCTCCTTTATATGCGCCGCACATGGATCAAGCATGGGCGTGTCTTGGGGGTGAACTTCGACGCCACCGATTTCAAGCAGACGACCTCCCGGGATTCTGGCGGCCCGGACACCACTCTGGGAAACAGCGCTCTCTGCCCACTGATGGTTCATTTTTGTTTGGCCCTGCAGGGGCATCGAGCTTTTCGGAACCTGGCGATGGGGGATGATGGTGTTGCCTACCTCAACCCCCTGGATGGCCCCCTTGACGTCCAGCGTTTCGAAGATGACATGGCGGCCCTGGGGTTCAAGGTCACCCCCACCATCCGTAGGGATCACCGTGACGTCACGTTCTGCTCCGCCTACTTCTTGCCCGTTGCCCCCCTTAGCACCGAGATTGGGGTCACCCGCTTCGTCCTTTGCCCTATGGCCGGGCGTGTCCTCTCGAAATTAGGGTTCTGCGCCTACCCGCTTGAGTTGGCCTCGCGGGTTAGGCACCCCTACAAGTTTTGGGTCGGAGGCCTCCCCCCCTCGTGGGGTGTGGACTCCCCCCCAGCCCGCGAGGAGGCCTCCTTTTACCTTAGGAGCAAGGCTTACGGGCTGCTTTTGTTATGCATCGCCAACCCCCTTCTCCGCTCCTTCTTAGGCCGTCTAGGCCTCGGCGGGGCCCGCGGCGTGCGATTTACCAACATCGTGGGCCGCGGGTGGGGGGTGGCTGACGACACTACCTGGTCCTTCCTCCATTATCGGTATGGGCCCCAGGCCCTAGATATGGTCCAGCACATAGCTTCATGTGAAGCCGGGGTTGGTGACACCGTTGACTGCGACGTGTTTCGCGAGGTGATTTATCGGGACTGCGTTGAGGGTTGGCGCCCCCTAGAGTGGCGCCACGAACAAA